CATTTTTTACGGATGTGGATAAGTTTCGTGAACTATATGTTAAGTATGAAAACAATTCCAAGGTTAGAAAGAGAACGGTTGCTGCCAGGGATTTGTTTAACTCATTTATGCAGGAACGAAAGGATACTGGCCGCGTTTATTTAATGAATGTGGATCATGCCAATGACCATGGATCATTCGATAAGATCAAGGCACCCGTCAGACAATCCAATTTATGTTGCGAAATTACATTACCCACCAAGCCGCTGAATGATTTACATGATGAATCTGCCGAGATTGCATTGTGTACACTAGGCGCCATTAATTTTGGTAAGATTCGTAATCCAGAGGATTTTGAACGTCCATGTGAATTGGTTGTAAGAGCATTGGATGAAATTCTTGATTATCAAAATTATCCAGTCAAAGCCGCAGAATATGCAACCATGGCGAGGCGCCCACTTGGTATTGGTATCATCAATTTTGCCTATTGGCTAGCAAAAAATGATTTGACATATCAGAATATTACCAAAGAAGGATTACAAAAAATTCATGAATATACTGAGGCATGGTCATATTATCTAATAAAGACGTCTGTTGATCTTGCCATTGAAAAGGGTGCATGTCCATTATCCAATCAGACAAAGTACAACGATGGTATTTTTCCTATTGATACATATAAGGATGCTGTTGACGAATTAGTTGATCCAGTGTATAAGATGGATTGGGCTACATTAAAGCTAAGAGCCATTGAATATGGAATTAGAAATTCTACTCTAATGGCTTTGATGCCGGGTGAAACATCATCCATGTTGTCTAATTCCACAAACGGGATTGAACCTCCCCGTTCATTGGTTTCAGTTAAGATTTCGAAGACTGGTGGTGTGTTGAAGCAGGCAGTACCCGAAGTTAGAAAGTTAAAGAACAAGTATGATCTTCTTTGGAATCAAAAGAGCCCAAGAGGTTACTTAGCTATATGTGCGGTATTACAGAAGTTTATTGATCAGGCTATTTCTGTGAATACAACATACAATCCAAAGTTTTATGATAAAGAAATGATTCCAATGTCAGAAATGATTGATGATCTATTCCATTTTTATCGCTATGGCGGGAAGAATTTGTATTATTTTAACACACCCGATGGTGCAAGCGATGAAACTGTTCCCTCTACAACAGAGGACAATATTGAAATTCTTAATGATGATGATTGTGAATCCTGTAAGATATAATTATGCAAAGTATATTACAATTAAATCCCCCCATACCTGTTATAACACCATTAGGTAAGGGAATAGCGCATGTTTTAATTGATTATGGGATTGAGCATAGTTTATTGTGGGTTTGTTTTCAGACAGATACACAAGAATGTTGGACTTGGCAAAACAAAGATATAAAAGCCGATAAAAATATTACATTTGGAAGAGGATAAAGATGACTTATAGTGTTTTTGATGCGAAGTCTACTAGCAACCATTTGAAGTCAAGGGCTTTTTTCGATGAGCCTCCGACCATTGCTAGATTTGATAAGCAAAAGTATCCATTCTTGGAAAAGCTAACCAGACAGCAGATGGGGTTCTTTTGGACACCAGATGAAGTTGATTTGATTCGGGATAGTAGAGATTTTCGTGAATTAAACAAGCATGAACAACATATTTTTACAAGTAATCTAAAGAGACAGATTCTCTTGGATTCTGTTCAAGGCCGGGCGCCATCAATCGCTTTTGGTCCTATTTGTTCATTGCCCGAATTAGAGAGTTGGATTGCGGCCTGGACATTCAGCGAAACAATTCATTCCAGATCGTATACTCATATCATTCGTAATCTTTACAACGATCCATCCAAGTTTCTGGATGAAATTCTAGATGTTCAAGAAATTGTTAATTGCGCCAGTGATATTAGTAAGTATTATGATGAATTGATTAATATGAATTCAACCGTTCATGAATATGGATATGATTCGTTGAATGATGATGCTGAGTATAAACATAAGAAAGCCCTTTGGCTTACCTTAATGTCTGTTAATATTCTCGAAGGCGTTAGATTCTATGTCAGTTTTGCTTGTTCATGGGCGTTTGCCGAATTGAAAAAGATGGAAGGTAATGCCAAGATCATTAAGTTGATTGCCAGAGATGAAAACTTGCATTTGGCAGGAACACAGCAGATATTGAAGATGTTACCCACAGATGATAATGACTATACCAAGATTCGTGATGAAACCACAGATATTTGCTTGAATCTATTCAAAAATGCTGCGGAACAAGAAAAGGCATGGGCTAGATATTTGTTTCAAAATGGTAGCATGATCGGTCTAAATGAAAAACTTTTATGTGATTATGTTGAGTGGATTACAAATAAACGCTTGCAGGCTATTGGATTGCCTGCTATATATAAGACAGGTTCCAATCCACTTCCATGGACACAAAAATGGATTAGTGGTGCGGAAATCCAAGTAGCACCACAAGAAACTGAAATTACATCATATATTATTGGTGGTGTGAATAACGACCTTACACCAGAGAAATTGAAAGGATTACGCCTATGAGTAGTGATTGGACATTTGGTTCATCATTGTTCTGTAAAATTGCCGAAATTATCGAATCCACGGTATCCGATAGCAATGACAGAAAAGAAATCTATAAGGAAATCTTGACTGCATTTGAGGATCATGGATGTGAAGAATTTTCATCTGCTTTTGGTATTGATGAAGCCTTAGATGGGGTTTTAGAAGAAAGCTATGATATCAAGGATGAAGATAATTTCGTTGATGAGGATGATGATATGAATGTATGGGGTGGTGATCGCGGTGAAGATTTCTGATATAACCCGATAAATATTAGGGAAAGAGGAGACTTTCCCTAATATGTGGTTATTTGAAAATAAACCGTTAGATAATAATGATGACCTAGATCAATATGTTGGGTTTGTCTACATTATAAAAAATAATGAAGATGAACGTGAATATGTTGGTAAGAAACTCTTTAAGTTTCGCAGAACTAAGAAAATAAAAGGTAAGAAAAAAAGGCTTTTAATAGACTCTGATTGGAAAAGTTATTGGGGTTCTAATAAAAGCCTTTTAGAAGACGTCAAAGAGCTTGGTGAATCCTGTTTTGAACGAAAGATATTACGTCTTTGTAAAACCAGGGGTGAAATGAATTATTATGAGGCTAAGTATCAATTTGATCTAGGTGTATTGGAAACCGATAGATACTATAATGAATGGATTTCATTAAGAGTACATAAAGCACATGTGAAAAAAATTGACTTTATAAAGAAATCACTGTATGTTACACAGAACAAGGAATAGAAAGGTTTAGTTTATTATGAAAAAAATGAATCTTGAAGAAGTGAGAGATTATATTCAAAATTGTTCTAAGGAATCTAAAATCTATATTGGTGCGGATTCGGAACGCTTCAAGGTTAAGGATACATGGTTTGCCAAGTATGCAACTGTTGTGGTTGTTCATATTGATGGAAATCATGGCGCTAAAATTTTTGGTGAGGTTACTCGTGAAAAAGACTATGATTATAGACTAAATCGCCCAAGTCTACGTTTAATGAATGAAGTAACCAAGGTTGCTGAACTATATTCTAAGTTGTCCGGTGTTATTTCCGATAGAGAGGTTGAAATTCACCTTGATATTAATCCTGATGAACGTCATGGTTCATCTTGTGTAGTATCCCAAGCGATGGGGTATATCCAGGGTATGTGTAATCTCAGACCAAAAGTAAAACCTGATGCATTCGCTGCATCAATCGCGGCGGATCGGTTTAAGGTCTCCGCTGCGTAAAAAAACAGGAGAATATTTTGTTTAATTCAAAAACCAAATGTTTATTTTTGGTTTGTGTTATTCTATTGGGTATTTCTATGCCAAATAGTGTGGCGCATAGTGGTAATAGTAATGACAGTAATCAACAGATTAAGGTTGTCACTCAAAATATTACTACAGCAGCAAAGAAAACACTTGTATCTTGGTACAAATGCTGTAGTATAACTGCTAGTGGGGAAAGGTATAATCCACATGGATTATCAGTTGCCCATAAGAAACTGCCATTTGGGACGAAGGTTAAGTTTACTAATCCTCATAATGGCAAGAGTGTAGTGCTTAGAGTTAATGATCGTGGTCCATATATAAAGGGACGAGATTATGATGTAAGCATGGGTGCCGCCAAGGAACTCGGTTTTATTGACAGAGGGGTGGCAAATCTATATGTTGAAATTATTAAATAATTTTTTAAGGAAATATAAAATGCCTAGACCGAAAGGTAGTATGAATAAGGAAAAAGTTGCGGTACCAGTAGAACCAGTACCTTTTGAATATGAAAAGCATGGTGATGATGTGAATTATCATAAGGTTATTACTGGTGGTGAGATTCCTATTGTATCGCATACAGAGGATTATGTTGTACCATTAGCGATGGGTGGATATAATACTACAACCCTACCATATATTCCGAGTGAGCATCAGCACCAGGAAATTGCGCGTAATGTACTTGTTGTAAATAATGATCTTTTGTTCTTTGTGGAAGGTAAGGTTCGTTTACAAACCGCATCTAATCAGAATGTTGTTGCCGATCAGACTAGATTAGTATGGGCAAAGGATTCTGATGAGGCAATCAAGAAGTTTACCGATTATTATGTAAATCTTTCGAATGAGATAGAGCGTTATAGTTTAGTTGGCGCTAAGATCAGTGAGGCTATTAAGTGAATATTGAAATTTACACAAAGGATGATTGTGTTTATTGCCTTCAGACCAAGGCATTTCTGGTAAATCATGGTATTCATTATTACGAACATAAGTTGAATGAAGATTTTACCAGAGAGACATTAAAGGAAATGTATACAAATGCAGTATCATTTCCTGTTATTGTTATTGATGGATTTTATATTGGTGGCTATTCACAATTGGCTGAACAACTTACAGAGAAAAACTCATCCTCGCAACAACTTCTTAATGAATAGGTGAACAATGACAATCA